AGCATGTTGACGCTTTGCAGCCTCAAATGCTTCTCGCAATGATGTAATTGGTTTAGCAGAAACATCAGCACTTGACGATGTTGTACCACCACTCACAACTCCCGCTTGACGTTTTGCACTTGTGCGAGTCTCTTCGTCTGAAGCCGCTTTAGAGCGGATTTGACGAATCGCTTGCGCATCTTCGTACACCTTGTCAAACGAAATTTGTTTGTAGACAGCCTCCAAATTAGTTGAACCCAAAGCCAAAGCTTTAGAAACAACTTCGTTTGCATCGAAGTCCTCATATTTCGCTTGCAGCGAAGCAACAGTACGCTCCAACTCGTCAGCAGCCTTTTGATGTTCAAAAGCCTGCACTCGTTGTTCTAACTGTCGGTATTGTTTCTCAACCGGGTCTAGGAGTTCTTCTTCCTCTTTGGTTAAAGGTGTCTCATCTAAACCGTAATGTTGCTTCAACAATTCCAAAGTACCCTTTGGGTCGTTTTGCAGGGCTTCCTGCAATGCGCCACCAAACTGTACTTGTCGCCGTTGCTCACTGAGTTCCTGTGTCTTGCGGGTATAATCCGCTTGACGCTGGTATCCAGAAAGCGCCTCTTTAAGTGGAACTCTTACTTCTTCACCATTAACTTGAACGGCAACATATTTGTCACCATACTCATCAACCGGAAGCAGTTCAATTTCCTGCTCACTTAGGCTTTCAATTTCTCCTGCAGCTGCTGCTTGTCCTTCGCTTTCTAACTCAGGGGCAACTTCTACTACTGGTTCATTGCTTACTACTTCACTCATGGAGTCCTTTCAAGGGGTTGCTCTATAGTTATATATTTATCGTTACATTTGTGGTGGCATTTGACCACCCTGCGCTTGTTGCATTAATTGCATCAATACCTCGGGAGGTAATGATGCAAATTCAGGAGGTAATCCAGCACCAATATCTTGAGGTGGCATGCCCTGTGGCATGCCTTGTGGCATCATCGGTGGCATCTGCGGTGGCATCTGCGGTGGCGTTCCCTGTGGTGGCATCTGTGGTTCGGAAGCAGGTGGAGCAGGTGAAGCAGGCGCCTCAGGTGGTGGAGGTGGCACAATAAATGATGCTCCATCTTTGATACCAAAGCCGTAAGTCAAAAGATAACCAGCAAGTTTCGCCATATCAATAATGCCTGTATTCACAAAAGGTGCCATAGCATCAACAACCTGGACGGCTTGTTGACGTCGCACAGTCTCATTCACAGGTTGGGTAGAACCACCCTCTACTTCAAAGTCAAACTCACCCTGCAAATAATCACGGTCAAAGTTCAACCAAACCTGTTTAGCACCAGTTCCAGCAACACGCACTGCAGCCTCGCCAGTCATAAACTCTTGTGCCAAAGCAACAAGACGACGTGCAACCTCTGCAATAGAACGTTCAATCAAAGCAAGCTTGTCTGATGAACGAGCATTAGCGGCATCTTGAATAATGCCGGCTTCTGTCGCAGTACGACGAATCTCAGGCAAAGAACCACGCTGATATTCAGATACACCAGACACACGGTCAATGTCACTCGAAATCAATTCAGACTGATTATAAAACTCTGGAGGACTAATAATCGCAGGCATCGGACCAACAACACTGCCAATACTCTCTTCAGAAATAACAGGTACCATTACGTTGTCTTCATCTGATTCCAGTGCTGACCTACCGTCGGCATCAAATGCCGACTCCTTGTACAGCCACTTACGAGAGAATCGTTTGCGGTGATTCATCATCTGTGTACGAGTCTGATTCAATTCCATCTGCAATGGCTCAATAGCTTCAAGTTCACCCATTGGATAAAAGTAATCAGGTACTTCGTAGTTTGGAATCATTACAAATGGATGTCCAAAGGAGAAAGGGATGTCTGTTGGATTAACAAGAAACTTGTCGCCACCGTCACAGAACACAGACATCTTGCCTGCATCAATGTCGTAGTATTCCCAAATCTCTACGTAGGTATCTTCAGGTTCAGACGATGGTCGTGGTCGGTCACGACCACCAACGCCATCTAATCCATAACGAGAATAATGACTAGGTTGTGCATCGTTACGAGCAACCGAGTTGTATCGCTTGTCCTTTTTGACATCAGACAAAGGTCGTCGAATACGTTGAGCAATCCAACGCATATCTGACATAGATGTGCAATCAGAATCCACGAAAACGTCAAAAGGGGAAATCCGTTCCACAAACGGACGGTCTTCTGTAATAATCTGAGCAGACTCTGTTATCGACTCAGGACTTGCATCAGCAAGTTCGTCCGAGGCTTCGTGTTCAACGTCCTTCTCAACAAAACGATAACCAGTCTTGACCCAACCATGACCACAAATCAATGTGTCCTTAACGGCACGACGAAATTCCTTTTGACACTCGTAATGTCTCCACCAATAGTTGACAATCGCTTCGGTAACAACAGCATTGGGTGCTTGTTCGGACTTACGAGCATTAACAGTAATCTTTGGGTAGTTAACGCTAACACCAGGGGCAATCACGTTGATGGTTGCAAAAGCAATGTTCACCAACAACTGGTCGCTCTCTGAAGACTTCACGTAATGCTTGCCACGATACATATCAATCATACGACGCCAAAGGTCGTCGTATCTTTCTTCTTCTCGCCAACGACGAGATTGATTAATCTTCTTACGGTAACGAGTAATCAGCTCTTGATTAGATGTCCTAGCCATTAGTCCTCTTTCTCAACACTGTCTTTAACACCATCATGCCAACCAATATGGCTATCAATTTTGCTAGCAACTTTATCCACTTTATTACCAATGACCCGTAATAAAATGCGCCCTTCATTGTGCTGGTCGGTATTCTCTTTTCGGAGTCGTTGTAATACGACGACAACTGGTCCCATGATGATTGCGACGACAATGGGAACCCAGACTGGTTCCACGTCACACCCACCGTTGCCCAACTGGTTCAGCCTTTATACCAGCTGACTCAGCTTGTCGCATCTGCTCACGCTGACGCTCAACAACAGTAGGTCCATGAAAGTCCTCTTTGCCATAAGTAAAACCCCACTTAATGCCTTTGATGTGGCACTTAAAACAAATAGAGCCCCTACGAGGGAGTTCTGCCTCCATAAAAGTTGATAGGCAGTCTAAGCAGCGAAATTCTTCCATAACTATTAAGACAATTCGTTACTAAGTACTGGAACTCGTGTTGAAAGAACCGATTCGTGCATTCTGTGGCTGAATCTCTCGAATTATGTACTTCTCCCACCAACCCATCGTGTTCTTCATCGGAGCGTCCTCTGCACGATATTCAGGCAACCAAACATACTTCAACATCTGATTGGTAATTGCCAAAGACATTACCCGGTCATCATGTGGTGAACCATGCATCTTGCCATTGGCTTCGCGGACGAACGTGCGTAGTTCAGCCATGGTCTTACCGTCGTACAAAGAAAGACTCTCATCACGAATAGCAGCATTAAGTTCGTCAATAGCCAAAGGCTTTGACACAGCGGTTGTTCTCCAACCCATCGTTTCGCTAATCTGTGGATTCCGATGGTTCATCTTTCGCTGACGAAAGATGTTCCTGTAACCAGACCTTTGCAAACCTTTCAAGGTAGTCAAACCGTGGTTATTTGATTCAACACCAATCAAAGCTCGATTGTAATAATACCCAATCTCTTTTAGCACCTCTTCGCCAAAGATGTCAGGGTCTACGTGACCGTGCCAGTGTGCAACAACCATGCCAGTATCAGCAGAAATCACATGAGCAGAACTAAAGTCTCCATGGCCCAAGCCTTCTGCAACGTCCGCTCCAATAACGTAGGTCTCGCCTCGTGCGGGATAATCCCAAATAGCCAAAGCTCCACCATCTTCATAAAAATCATAACTGTTCCTGCCAGGTGATGCCTTCAAATATCCACGGTCAGGCTCAATCGGCTCAATCAGTCGTATGGCCTCAAGGTCGAAGACTGGGCGACCAGAACGGATAAACGCTTCATCTGGGTCATCAGGGTATTCCTGTGCCATCTGCCAATCAGGCAAGTCTGCCTTCTTGGCATCGTACCATGCTTGGTCACGGTCTCCAGCAGACCAAGGAAAAAAGATTCCGGTAAACCGATTCGTACCTGTTTGTGAACCAACCCACAGTTCATGGAATATGTTGCCTTCACCATTGGCTGTGCTCAAACAGTTCACACGTCCACCAACGTCGGCAATCGGTTCAATAGATGCCCAAGCTTCAGCAGCGTTGGGGATAAACGCCATCTCGTCAATAAACACTCGATACACAGATTCTCCACGAGCAGGGTCATTACCAGAAGGTAATGACTCAATCGCAGAATCATTGGCAAACACCATCTTCAATTGGTTATCGGACAGCAGGTCAGGTCCACGCT